GCTTGCCGGCAGCCACTTCAGCCTTGACGTTTTTGCGAAAGGCTTCGGGTGATTTGGATTTAACGAGTGGCATTACTTCTTCTTCGCAGTCTTGGCAGACTTTATAAAGTCTTGCTTGGTCGGCGCGGCTTTGCTGCCGACTTTGTTCATCTTTTCGCCAGAGCCTGCTTTGATGCGCTCTTGCTTGGCGTGAATGTTTGCATAGAGTCCGAATTTTGTATCCATGATTAGCACTTCCATCGTTTAAGGGCAGCTTTAGCACGTTCTGCATCGCCTTTGGCGTTTTCAACAACGCCGCCCATTCTCGCGCAAAAGGATGCCTTGCGGCCTGCGTCTGCCTTAGTCTTAGGATTAGGGGCTGGCGGCTTTAGATTACTGCCAGTCGCAGCGTTGTATTTCTCACGCCCTTTGGCCGTCAGCCCTGCGCCCTTGGACACGGGCAGTTTTTCGCCGCGCCCGACAGACAAGGAGACAGTTTTTTTAGTTGCCATATTAAGACCCCATCCATCCAGTTGATACGCTGTCTCGACTGTACACACGGCTGACTTGCGTTCTGCCGTGCGCTTCTCTATTCGCAACAGGAAACGCAAACGTCACCGCAATGGCGTCGGCTGCGTCCGGTGAGGCCAAGCCCCGTAACTTCATATCTTTCTTAGACTCTAAGAAGATAGTCCCCCGCGAATCCGGCTTCATCATAGGCGAAATTAAATCGCTTTTCAAGAACCTGTCGTTTGGAATACTCGCCGTCTTCAGCCACTCGCGCATATCGCCCCACATCTGCGCCCTCATATTTCCGTACATTATAGGGTTTTTGGACTTGTTGCCAAAGTTTATTCCCTTGATCTTGTACCGCTGCTCTTTGAGCCTGTCCACAATGCCGGCGCCCAAGCCGCCTTCGTCGATCACCACCAGCGTCGGCTTGAACTCCTCAATCGCCTCAATCACATACCCGACCACCGTCATGGTGTCGTCGCCCCTGTGCCGCATGATCTTGACAATATCCCGCCCCTGCCTGACCGCGATGACTGTCGCGTCGGCGCCAAACCGCGCCGGATCGACCCCTATCACGATCGGCGCGCTCAGGTCTTGGTACTTAATCCGCTTCATGGCCTCATCGACCGTGTTAGCTCCGATGAACTGATCGTCGCCCGCGCTTGGAAACTGACCGTACACCTCGACGTGCGCTTGGGCTGAGTCTGGCCCGTACTCGTCGATGATCTGCTGATAGACCGCCTTGTCTGTCCCCTCGACTGTCCTAGCGTCCACCACCTTGGTATCCCAAAAGTCGCGCTTGGAGTGGAACGTTTCGTAAAAATACCCCGTGTTGCGACGCGGATTGGAGAACGCAAACCAGAACCTGTTCGGCGTGTTCTCTGTAAAGAAGCCGGCAGTCACCGCCCAGATAGCGTCGTCAATACCGCTGGCCTCGTCAAAGATCACCAGCACACCGTCCATGTTGTGCACACCGGCAAAAGCGTCAGGATTCTCAGCCGACCACAGCCGCCCCTCAACACCCCAATATCTTGTGCCTTTACGCAGGTCGCGCTCGACTAGCTCGGTTAACCACTTGGCCGGTTGCAGACTGGTTGCGCTGACCTCAAACCAGTGGCTGTTCAGCCCCATCGCCAGCCACTTGGTAATCTCAGCCCAGGTCACTTTACGCAACTGCGACTCGCTGTTGGCCGACACGATGGTCGTCGAGCCGATTCGCGTGGTCAGCATCCAGATCACCAGCCAGCTAACTAACGCCGACTTGCCAATACCCCGGCCTGACGCGACTGCTTCGCGCAAGGTGTCAAAGTCAACCTTACCGTTGTTCTGCTTGATGTGCGCTGTTATGTCTTGCAGCACCTCCCGCTGCCATTTGCGCGGCCCACTGAAGTGTTCCAGTGGCGTGCCCTTGACGCCCCACGGGAACATCAGCATCACGAACACATACGGGTTGTCTTTGACTTGCGCCGACCATAGCCGGGCCATCAGTTCTTGTTCGTCTTCAGCGCTGTACTTGGTAGACTGCATTTAGTTGTGGCGTGAGTTGTTCACTAGGGTTGTTCTCTATCACGTCGATAACGCGCCGCTCGGCCTCGGCCAGTGCAGCTGTGATAGAGATGCGCTGATCGACGTCTATAGTGATGGCCTGCTTGGCCACCCAGCCGTGAACGTTTTGCAGAATCGCCAGACTGGCCTTAGCGTCGCCATCTTGCGCGGCTTGGTGCAGTTGACGCGAGGCGGTGATCTCGCCATCAGCGCGGCCTTTCATCGCCGCTACCTCTGCGATAGGGTCAAGCTGGCACAGTTGCCGGTATTCGGTGGGCAGCATCCCGGCGGCCAATGCGAGTGTGTCGCCCTTTAGCCCTAGCTTGGCAGCGTCATAGATGGCGTTTAGGCGCGCCTCTGTCGCTTGGACTTTGCGCGCTTCAAATGGAAGCGAGTAGAACATGGATTCTCCAGCCACGAGATGCGTGTGCGCGAAGTATATATTAAAAAAAATTTTGTTTTCAGCCCCTTCGTAGCCGTGACCTCTTGCCGCCGGGTACCCCCCTCCCCCCGCAAGCAAAAACCCGATTGCTATAGGGTATACCCTAACATAGGGTTTACCCTATGCCTTGGCGCCAGTCAGTTTTATGTTTATATAAGCATTGACTGATGTATGCATGGCGCGATGGGTCATTTGGGTTGACCCAAAACAATCGGCTACTTGCATCACGCGGTCTGCTATCGATTAGAGAGCAGAGTGCTATCGATTAAGGAGCAGGCGGTCAGGGTCATGGGTCATTTAGGCTAATTTATTTTGCTGACCCAAATGACCCAATTACATTTTGCGCGCGTCGTGGTCGTCCGGGTTTATGGGTCATTTGGGTCATATTGTCATCGGGAAAAAATCGCTGACTTATAACATTGGAAATTTCACTACTGTATATCTATACAGTCTTTTTGATATTTTTATATTGACTTCTTTTCATGACCCAAATGACCCATAAACCCGAACTAGTGAGACGCTGTAAGGCTTCGCGCATGGGTCATCACGCCGTAAACCCATGCCCAAATTATGACCCAAATGACCTAGCGTAAACACCTAGCAAATAAATCGTTGACAGTGTAAAAGAATCGTGTACACTCAAGACTTCAACAACAAACGAAGGCAAAAAATGGTATTTAACTCATCAAAAATCACTTGGAACGTATGGCCAGGCGACGCGGCCGCTGACGATTACCTTAAAGTCTATTGCGCCGACGGCGACGGGATGTTGCAAGTCGTCGTCTACGCTGACCGAATCGAATTGCAAGATCAGACCGAAGTCTGCAACACTTGGCCGGCCGACGCCGACATGACCGCAATCATGGAAGCGGCGCAATCCTACCTCTCCGCTACTTATCACGATATTTTTGAAGTCGCGCAACACCACGAAAGCCAAGCATGATGCGCGCGCTATTCGGCCGGCGCGTCCGGCGCGCACTATTCGACATCATCGGCGCGCTGGCGATCGTCGGCGCTGGTGTTGTGGCCATGTTGGCCTACTTTGACGTTCTCACAAAATAAGGTTAAACCATGCCAAAAATCAGCGTTACCTCAAAACTGGACGGGATTCGTTCATGGTCGTTGCAAGCCTTAGACACTTGCCCCGGTTCGATTGAAAGCCCCGGCGTGCTAGTTGATGCCTGCAAGGGATGCTACGCGACCACGGGAAATTACCGGTTCGCTAACGTCAAAGCACCACGGGAATTCAATCGCATCGACTGGACGCGATTCGAATGGGTTGACGATATGGTTGCAGAGCTTGAGCGTGATCGTTATTTTCGGTGGTTCGATTCGGGCGATATGTACAGCCTAGCCCTAGCGGAGAAAATGCTGGACGTCATGACGCGTACGCCGTGGTGCAAACATTGGTTGCCCACGCGGATGCATAAATTTCCGAAATTTGCCCTAGTTTTGCATGCCATGCAAGCCTTGCCGAATGTCATGGTTCGGCCGTCCAGCGATTCGATCGTAGGCGTATTTATCCCCGGTTTGCATGGTTCGGTAATTGTCCCCGATTCCCGCGTTAACCCGGGCATGGTTACATTGTGCCGAGCATATGAGAACGAGGGTAAATGTAGCGGTTGCCGGGCGTGCTATGACAAGGCCGTGCCGGTAATCGCTTACCCAGCGCATGGCCGAACCATGCACAAGGTAATTCGCATCAAGGTAGCGGCCTGATTTTCAGTATATGCGGCCGCGCCGGCCGTATATGCGGACAATCCGTCCGGTAACCGAAGGAAAACAACATGACAAACGACGAAAACGAACGCGCCGCATACTTGGCCGGCAACTTGGCAATTGCCGACCTATATCACCGGCTTGACCAATTGGCGCAAGCCATAGGCGAGACAGTCGCCGAATTGGAAGAGGTCAAAAAAGAACTAATCCGCGCCGAGAACCGGGCGGAAGATTTACAAAACGAATTAGATAGGGCTATGGCATGACACTCTACACCGTCAATCTATTCTACGCGGCCAACGCATACAGCCGGCCGCTTGGCCGGCGCATGATGGCCCGGCATCGGGCGCAACGTGTTGTCGCATGGTTGCGCCGCAATGGCTTCGACGCCTACATCGCACCGGTGAGGGTTACAACATGATCGCACACGGCCACGAATTCGAATGCAAGTTTGAACATGAACCGGCGGAGCCGGCCACGGCGATCGATCAAGGCTGGCCGGCGATATACACGCTAATATCGGCCAAGTACAAAGGAATCGAAGTTATCGGAATACTTGACCCGGCCATTGTGCAGGCGCTGGAAGAGCGCGCGGGATGGGCGTAGCACTCGCGGCGCTTGTTGCTGCTTTACTCGCAATCATCCTAAAACTATAAAGCCCCTCACGGGGCTTTTTTTATTTCACCCTGACCAGTCCGACTGGCGGCGCGTCCTCTACCATGCGCCGGAGCGTCGACTTGGGCGTATTGGCCATATCGGGCGAACAGAATAGGTTCTTTTTGCTTTGGAAGTCGGCCGACGCTACGCGGCCTAGATCGACCCAGCCGGCTTCCTTGAATGCGTGCAGTAGCGCGGCCTGCGGTACTTTCACGCCGTTAGGCGCAGAGCCGGCCACACGGTCGCAAAGCGAGTGAAAAGGCGAACCGACCACGCCCTTGGCGAACTCGCCTAGTTTGTTACGCATCATCTCGACCAGAAACGATTCCGCGCTGCTCATGCCATGCTCGACTAGGTTCAATTTAAATTCTGTCAGCATGGGCGCGGCGCCGGGATTGAACGCCGACACGTCACGGGCGGCCAGCCAGCCAGCGATAGCAGCAAAGCCGCCGGACGTGTACCACGCCCACATCTTCGCGGCCGCATCGGGCGCCATTCTGGGGGCGTGCGACCACACGCAGAACCAGCGCCGATCCTGCGAGTCGAGCGAGATGGGCACGGGGTCATTGGAGAACGCCAGCACGAACACGCGATTGACCATCTGGTATGGGTGCAGACCCTTACGATTAACTGACAGCATCTCAGGCGGCGCTGCGATGATGGGTTTCAGGCGGTTGGCCAACGCGCGGCGCTCTTTGGCGTCCGGTTCTTTCAACTCGTTAAGAATCAGGATTTCGGACTCTAAGGCGTAGCCGAACTGGGACGACATCGTATCGTTATCCAGCAGCCCACGGTTTTTGAGGTGCGCGCCACATACAGCCCAAATAAACGGCGCCCACATGGTGTCCTTGCCTGACCCTTGGTCGCCGCCGTGTAGGATCGCGTGGTTGACCTTGACCTCTGGGTGCTGCACCTTGAACGCCATCACGTCCAAGATATGCGCCAACTCCCGCGCATCGGGCACTAGGGTCTGGCAGTGCGTCATCCAAGGGGTCACATCGCCGGCGGCGACAGCCGGCCGCGCGTCACGCCAGCGGTTGCCGTAGATGTCGCCGTCGCGGGTGACTAAAACCGTCTCGCCGGCCGCGTAAGTGATGCCGACCAACGCCTTAGCGCCGTTCTTCTGTCGGTTCTCATCAAAGCAAACAGACGCCTCGACCTTGCGGCCAGAATGGATTGACTTGCAACTGATATGGCGGAACAGGGCGTTAAACGTCTGGCGCGACACCTCGCGGCGGTCTTGCATATCAAAGTAAGACTCATCGTCTTGAATGTACGCGAACCGGGCATACCAATCGGCCTTTTCGATGCGGCCTAACTCTTTGCGCTCGACCTCGGCCACACGCTCGGCAGCGGCGTCGGTGAATATGTCGTTGGGCGTCAGCTTGGCCAGCGCGTCACTCATCACGGCCGTAAACAGTTCCTCACGCAGACCTGGCGCGTGTTTTGGGCCGCCATTGTCTGCGACCCACTGCAAGAACAGCGACGAGCCGAAGTCGATGCAGTGGCCATGCAGGCAGCAGTAAGCGCGATTAGCAGGCATATACCGGCCTTCCGGGTTGCCGTCTGTATGCTCGGCGCTGTTAGGGCAGATAACGCCAGCCCAGCCTTCTTGGTTGGGCTTGGACAGCAGCAGACCCTGACCGGACAGCCAAGTCATTACATCGTCCGCGCCGTCGTCACTGATGCGGATCGGGCGCAGGGTCAAACTGTCGGCGGCGGCGGGCGTCACACCCAGCGCGGCGCATATCTCTGGCAGGCTGAAGTCACGCTCTGGGTGGAACTCAACAATGCGCGCCTCAAAATTGCCACGGCCGGGCTTTAGGTTGACGCTACCGGGCAGGCGAAAGTTACGCACCGCGTTGATGGCGCCCGGGTCAGTGTAGCCGGCGTCGGCGATGGCCTTGATCGCTGCGCTGAACTCGGCCTTGGTCGGCTGCTCTTTGAAAGCGTAACCCCACTGGAACGAGCCGGCGGACGTCTCCATGATCCACGTCGGCGGCAAGTCAGGCGTCTTGGCCTTAGTGCCCACGTCGTCCAGCATCATCACTAGGATGTACTCACAATTGGCAGCGCTTGCGCTGACATGACCGTCTTTGAAGCGCTCGACGATGAACGACGCAGTGTTGCCGTACCATGCTTGGTTGGGCTTGACGCCCTTGGTCGGCAGACTGGCCGGCCATGTTGCCTTGACCGCGCCGTCAGCGTGAAACTGCATCTCGCCATCTTTTAGTTGTGGCTTTTGCCTGACGATTAACGCTGTTTCACCTTCTGGGGCTAATGATGATATAAAATCGAGG